TTTCATTGAATCCCAATATTTTGTAATTTCTTTTGGTGACTCATTTAGTTCCTCTGTAGCTTGTTCCGCACTTGTAAGCCACCCAAACAATCTACCAGCTACTACATTAAAGTTTAGCATAATATCTTTTCTAAATTTTAAATGACAATTTCCATTACGGTAAAATTTAGCCTCAAAAGCAATATCTTCTTTCCCTGTAGTTAAATTATTTTCCATAAAATTCAATTTTTCACCAAAAGGAACGGGATTATTATCGTTTTTAAACACTTCAGGAATACTAACATTATAACCTAAAGACTTTAAAACTATTACAATATCATTTAATCTATCAAAAATATTGTACATTCTAGGCGTTTGCCAACTATTGCCTGATACACCTGTTGTAATAATACGATAATCTAATTTATAAGGATCTTTGTATTTATTGTATCTCCAATCATAACTATCAAAAAGTTTTTGATTAGATTTATATTGTAAGATATTTTCTTGATTAGCAAACATAATATACAAATCCTTTATTTGATCTTCCATATAGTCATTTACTTTTGAAATAGCTTTATCTGTAATAAATAACATATTACCTACTGTAAAATCAAGTGTACTAACATTAGTAAGCATAGATTTAAATAGTTCTTCACGTTTTTTACTTGTCAATCTATTTACGATTGGGTCATAAAAATTGATAAAATTTTTCCAATATCCTTGTTTTAAACCATTTAAACGATTCTTTAAACCAGTTTTCAAAGTAGTTAAATCAACTCCTAACTCTTTAAAAATACTATGGTCTAGCTTTGCTAAATTATTATAGTTTTCTTGGATTTCTGAAAGGTCTTTATTATACCAATCAGCAAGCTCTTGTATAGTATTAGATTTAGCAAAAACTTCTTTACATTTATCTTTCTTTTCTTGTTCAGTTTCATCAGTAGATTCTTTAATATCAATACTAAATAAACCATCAAACCAAGATGAAAATGGATCATTTTCAGTATCGTTATAACCACGATTACACATTAAAGGATAATTTAATTCTAAAACATCTCTAAAACTTGAACGATATTCTCTATAATATTTTTTAAAGCCAACACGTACAATGTTAATCTTAGCTCTAGCTTGTCTATCACCACTAAGAAAATCACCTGAATAGATAATATCAGAACGCATACCACGATCTTTAATAACTGTTGCAATATAACTATCATTTACCCAACGATCAGGAATAATAAAGTAGAATACGCTTGCATAACCTTCTTTTAAAATACGTTCTACCCATTGATTAAATTCTGAATAAGGTGGATTACAAAAAATAACATCCATTTGTTTATCCATCAACCCTGTTTGCCAAAAATCAGTTCCAATAATTGAAATGCTATCTGATTTTGCTAAGTTAGATAAATGAACCTGTGCTTTCTCAATACCAAAATATTTAAATGGTAAATATTTATCATTTACTGATCCATTTTTCTTTTCATAATTATTTAGATATTGTAATACACGACCATCACCACAGCCAATATCCAATAGGCTTCTAAAATCATCCCAACCATGCTTAACAAAATTCACTTTCTCTAAATCTTGTGCAATAACTTCAATCATTTCATCAGTTGTTGGATACCATTGTAGATCTTCATTATTTTCTTTTAATTGATTAACTATTGCTAATGTACTTACTTTACTCATTTGTTTAATCCTTATGTTTAAGTTTAGATACATACTACCTTGTATTTAATCTCTTGTCAATAAACCCTATCTCCATACACCATAATGATAATAGATATTTTTCTATATCTATGGAGAACTGATCTACTGGTAACAAACTTAAAAACTTAATTTTCTAAGTGCATACGCCATAATGATAGATAGATTTTTTAGTTTAATAGTTTGATTGATTAAAAAATAGACAAAAATACTAAAATAATGCTTGACTTTTTGTATAAATATGATCTATAATAAAAGAAATTAGTGTAATTTTATGTGAGGAGTGCAATTTTAACAGTTTGGTGTAGTGTATGGGAAAAAGAGAAGAGAAAGGATTCAATCCTATTTCTAGCAATGTTTTAAAACCTTTATTAGAAAATAAAGAATATAAAGGTTTAACAAGCCTTTACGAAAGGCATTTTAACAAAGAATTTGTTGAATTACAACAATACTATACAACTAGGCAGTGGGTTTTTGTTAAATCTACTGTTATTAAGCTACTGCAAACTATTGATATTGTCTCTTATTCAATTGGTGGTGAAATTGCTATCAATCATTATTGGTTTAGGCTTAAAAGTGCATTAAAAAAAGTATTAAAAGGTACTGATTTAACATTAAAATCTTGGCTAGAAAGAAAAGGAATGTTATTATCTGATAATCATTATATTGTCGATATTAAATCTATGCACTATAGAACAGGTACTCCTAGTTATTTAGTTGAAGAATTGAATAAACTATATACTAAAGGTTTATTAGATAAAGCACAAGATATTAGACTTGTAGTTGCTAATGAAAAAAGGTTAGAAATTAAAGAAAATATTAAAATTGTTAATACTAATTTAGAAAAATTAGAGAAAAAGAATTATTTTAGTAGAAGTTTTTTCAGTAAGTCAGTAGGTAAAAAGGTATTCAAAACACTAATTAAAGGGATTGATACAGTAGGTTATAATGCTTTAAATACGGTTGAGAATAAAGCTAAACTGAAAATAGAAAATATTTTATTAAATAGTCATAAAGTTTGGGATAAAGATATTTTAGAATCTTATGCACCAACTAGATTAAGTTATACAGGTAGGGTGTATCAAGTACAAAATCAAGGTACACAAGGATTACCTAGATTGATAAAACAAAGAAATTTAAGAGCTATGCGTAAAGTATGGGGTAAAGAAAATGTTATCAATTATGATATGCCATCAGCTCAATTAAATGCACTACTTGAAATTGCTGAACAAGTCGATTTAGATTTACCATATTTAAAAGAATATCTAGATAATCCTAATGAAAAAGATCGTATTGCTGAATTATCAGGATTAGATAAAAAAGTAATAAAATTACTAGTTTTAAGTTATATTTTTGGGGCTAAGAGTTGCATATCAGAAGATTCTGCACATAAAGATATTTTACGGGATTTCTATGGGTCTTTTACTAGCACTTTGAATGAAAATTATACTAAATTTTTAGATATGACAAATAATTTAGTGTCAGATATAAGAAAATTCTTGAATAAGTCTATTGATATTGCTACAATGTTAGGTGTATTAGATTTAGACCAACATAAAGCTAATAATAAAGTAGTAGAAGTTGATTTAAGTTTATTAGAAAATGAGTTAGGTACTTTAAGCAAAAGCAAAGTTACCGCATTTTTGTTACAAGGGAAGGAGCAAGAATTTATATTAGAAGTAATGAATTTACTAGATAAGAATAACATAGATATTTTAAGCTATGAATTTGATGGTCTAGTAACAGAAGGGGTGATTCCACAAGAATTGTTAAATTTAGCTAGAATAAGAACTAATTTTAAAAGAGCTAATTTAATATCAAAAGATTTTTGTGATGAATCGTTGGAAGTGGTTTAATTATATGAAATTAAGTTTAATTTTAGCAAGGTCATTTAATGACGTTATAGGAAATAAGAATAAGTTAGTTTGGCATAGTGAAACTGATCTAAAATGGTTTCAAGAAAATACAAAAAATAAAATTTGTATTATGGGATATAATACGTTTGAATCAATGAAAGAGTATAAAAGATTCTTTAAAGATCGTATTGTATTTGTAATTACAAGTAAAGCTGATTACATAAATGAAAATACTTTGTATAGTAGTAATGAATTTTTATCAACTCAATTTGTAAAAGATACAGAAGAATGTTTATTATTTATTGCTAAATTATTTAATAATCAGGAAAATTTACCTTATTTTAATTTTTCTGAAATTATGGTAATTGGTGGTCAATCTATTTATAATCAATTTTACCCTTATTGTTCTAAAATATATCTTACAACAGTTTATCATGAAGTGAATGGTGACACTTTTTTTACTAAAGATTTAATGATAGATTGGAAAACAGAAGAAATGATCCCTTATAAAGATAAGAACGGATTGATAGGAATGCTTGAAGTTTATACTAGAATTGATAGCGTTGAAGAATTTTGATAGGTCGTTTTAGCTTATCAGAATAGGTACTTAATATTAAGTACTTACACTAATAGAACTTTGCAAAGTTATGTATCGTTCTAAACAAAAAGAGGATAATATAATGTTGAAAAGAGCAATGCTTTTCTTAGTTACTATACTATTAGCTAGTCAATCGTTGGCTATGGGTGTTCAACAAGGAAAGGCTAGTTACTATCACTATAACTCTCCAAAAGTTAGATTGACGGCAAACGGTGAAAAGTTTGATAGTAATAAACTAACGGCTGCACATAAAACTTTACCATTTGGTACAAAAGTTAAAGTCACTAATCTTAAAAATAATAAATCTATTATTGTAAGGATAAATGACCGCGGCCCGTTTATTAAGAGTAGAGTAATAGACGTTACTAAGCATGGAGCTGAAAAACTAGATTTTATCAAGTTAGGTGTAGTTCCTGTTAAACTAGAAGTAGTAAAACGTTAGTATTTAATACCCTCTAATTAGAGGGTATATTTTATCGTGGAAGAATGAATTATGTATCATAAAATTGATTGTTCAAAATATAGACAAGTATTAGTAGTAGGTGATTTACACGGTAGCTTTGATAAACTTATGAAAGCCTTAAAAAATGAAGGGTTTGATCGTGAGAAAGATTTAGTGGTTTGCGTAGGTGATTTAATTGATCGTGGAGAACAGAATTTAGAGTGCTTAGGTTTGATTTTAGAACCTTGGTTTGAAACAGTACAAGGTAATCACGAATGGTTAGCATTACAAGCTATTCAAAATCCTAATTATACAACTATGGCAAACTGGAGTTATAATGGTGGTAATTGGTATTATGATTTAGAAGATCGTGGTTTAGCTGACTTATTGTTAGATAAAGTTAAACACCTACCTCATATTATTGAATTAAATTTACCTCAAAACCAAGAATTTAAAAAGATTGTTGTTTGTCATACTGATTATCCAGAAGATGTATATGAATATGGTAAATTAGTAGATAAATTTGAAATTGTCTGGTCAAGAAAACGAATTGATGAAAAGTCTGATTTAGTTGTTAAAGGTGCTGATTTATTTATTCATGGTCATACCCCATTAAAAGAAGTAGCTAAATATGGTAATCGTTTATATATTGATACTGGTGCTGTATTTGGTGGTAAACTTACTATTATTCAAGTTAATGAAAACGAAGATTATTAAGAAAGAGAAAAATAAATGGTTGTAGTAGGAACAGAAAAACGGCTTGTACACATTGAAGTGTCTGATAATCAGATTGCTGATGTTATTGTCCGTAGTAATGACAATGCGTTTAAAGTAGGTGTGCAAGAAAAAGTAAAAGAAAAATTATTAGAAAAATTTAATGTTGGAAAAGATCAAGATGATAGGGCTGAATATATTGGCTTAGATAATGATACATTATGTTATGCAAAAGAAGAAGATCATTATCATGGATCTTTAAGAACAAAATTTTTTAGACCTTTATCAAAAAAAGAGCTTGACATATTGGAAAATATGAATAAAATGTTAAGTGTTTTTGATTGATAAGGAAACTTTAATATGAAACAAATTGTAAAATTTTCAAAAAGCGATTTAAACTCTTTTATTAAACAAGTTAAATCTTTAAATATGAAAGATGTTAAAAAGTCAATATATGAAGACAATATTCTAGCTATTGTTAAACATAATAATTTATCATTAGTAATGAATAATACTGAAACAGAGATCATTGCTGATTTTAGTTGTGAATCTGAATCAGAGTTTGAATTTTTACTTTCTTTGAAAGATATTAAAAAAGTTTTGAAGATTTTTGAAGATGATTTAGAAGTTGTACTAGAGAATAGTAGTGCAAGTATAAATGGTAAATACACTTGGGTTTTATTAAATCCAGAATTTTTTCAACGTGTTAATGTTGGAGAAAGTCAATCTAAGTCAATTCAATTGAAAGATACAGAGATTTTTAATAAAGTCATTTACAGTATGGCTAAAGATGATTACAGAAAAGCATTGTGTGGTTGTTTAATTAAATCTAGTAAAGATAATAGAGAATGTGAATTAATTACTACTAATGGTCATTGTTTATCTTATGCTAAAGATAGTTGGGATGGTTTCTCTTATTTTGAAGACTTAGAGATCCTTGTTCCAAGAAGTTTTGTAAATTTCTTTGTCAATAATACTATTGATCGAGTTGTTGAATATGGTAATGATATTACAAGTATTCAAATTCAACTTTTTGCAAGTGGTGTAAAAAGTTTATTAAGAGTTAGAAATGGGAAATATAGCACTTTAAATTTTACCGTAGTTAGTAAATTTATCGATCAAAGATTTCCAATGTATCAGAAAATTACTGAACAATTGAAATATACTAGTAATGTTACTTTAGAGATCAATACTAATGTTTATTCAAATGCGATTGAATATTTTGATGCTGTGAATACTTTTAATAAAAAAGAGTTTCCTTGGGTTAAATTTGTAATTAGTAATACAGATTCCTTAGAATTAAGTGATGCTAATCTAAACAAAGAAACAATAAATATTAAAAATATTACTGATTGTCGTATTGACAAAGATAGAGATTTAGGTTATTCTTTAAATTACTTATTAGATGTAGCTAAACTTTCTAAAGATCTTAAGCTAGAAAAATTAGTATTTCAAACTGAACAAGGTTATAAATCTGTTGCAAGATTCAAATTAGGTGATAATTTAGAATACTATTTAATGCCTAATCGTTGTTCAAGTGCAAAATAATTTAAAATAATACTTGCAAGGGTATAAAAATTATGGTAATATACCCTTGCAATTTAAGATTAGTTGATAAAGTGAATTTAATAAAGTTTATTTTTTGAACTAATTTTAGTTCCTAGCAAGTTTAGCATTGCTAGTTAATTTCTTAAAACGTTTTTATCTCTTTGGCTTATGGAGATTGATAAGTAATAAGCCAATTAAGTAGTTTTTGGGTAGGTAGTCCCCGACCCAACCTCCTAAGTTGGTAGCATGATAAAATCGGGAAGGAGCTGAGAGGTTCGATTCCTCCTACTTACGCCAAAGACTATTTGAGAAATAAAATTATGGAAAAAGAAAAACGAAGGAAATTAGAATTTAAATTAGACAAGTCTTTAGGATATATGTATTGTTATTATCCAAATCATGAATTTGCCAGATCAAATGGTATATTATTTGAGCATACTTATGTTGTTTGTTCCCATTTGGGTAGAAAACTGAAGAAAGATGAACATATACACCATATAGATAGAAATAAATTAAATAACAGTTTAGATAATTTGCTAGTAGTATCCCCTAAAGAACACACTTTAATTCACATGATAGAGGATTACTACTTAAATAAAATAGGTTTCATAAAAAGTATAGACCAACTATATAAGCTGAATGATGAGTTAAGGTTTGTAGAAAGAAAATGTGATTATTGTGGGAAGATTTTTTCATACGAAGCTGGACTTAAACTATTAAGAAAACCTAAGAAATTTTGTAGTATTAAATGTAGTAGGTTATTTAATAGAAAATTTGATATTTCAAAAGAAGAATTACATAAGTTAGTGTGGTCTATCCCAACTTTAAAAATAGCCAATATGTTCAACGTATCGGATATAGCTATAGGAAAACGATGTAAAGCTTATGGGATAAATAAACCACCTAGAGGATATTGGGCAAAACAAAAGACATAAAAATATTAAGAAGAGATTAAATTAACATAAACAACACTCCGTTCGCCTAATGGAAATGGCAACTCTCTTCTAAAGAGTCATAATTACAGGTTCGAGTCCTGTACGGAGTGCCAAATTATAAGAGATAAGAAGTCATGACAAAAATGATTGTATTGACCGCTTGTTTGTCCAGGACACGGTGCTAGGTTAAATTCCTAGATCTCTTGCCAAATTTTTATAAAGGTCTATTGATATGTATAAAATACAGATGCCTAATTGTAATAAAACTATTATTGATAGACCTTTATAAAGATAACCCCCTATAGCTCAAATGGTTAGCAGCACCCGACTCATAATCGGTAGGTTACAGGTTCAAGCCCTGTTAGGGGGACCAGATTTAATTAAGGTCATAAGAAGAATTTATATATCAGGCAATTTAGGTATATAAAACATGATGAAGTAGTTGCCAACCTTATAATAAGGTAATACTTGAATGTGGTTCATTATTATATGAAGGTTTATAATAAACTCTTACGCCATTCCCTTAATTATTTATTAAAATTATGAAAATAATGCTTGACAATAAAAGTATTAAGTAGTAATATAGATTATGAAAGTTAAGTAATAAACATTTTGCTTATTCACCTTTTTAACTTAACTTTCTAATAAGGCAAGGCGTTGCTTTAAATTACCTTGTATAACGTATATTTACAATGAGTTTAAGTGGATTTGATTGTAAAGTTGTTATATTGAGTGTATAATCCACTTACCAAATTGTTCGTTAATTGTTTGTTACTATTTTATCATTTAAAATAAATGCAAATGATGACTCTTACGAAGTTGCTCGCCTAGCAGCGTAAGCACTTCCAAGGTTGGTCTGAAGCCTTGTTACCAAATTTCAGCCCTGTTTAGGCTTTCACAGGGATTGTTAGAAAAGTCACTTTATAAGTACACTGGAATATTTAAACCTAACCATTAGATGTATTGGCGTGTATAATCATTGAACTTGACCAGTGTACTTATAAATTATGGATTAGTAACTCAATCGGTAGAGTGGCAGCCTGTTAAGTTGTGTGTTGTGGGTTCAAGTCCCGCCTAATCCGCCAATGTTAGCGGTAGCTTAAAGGTAGAGCGTTTTCACTTGGATACTAGAAAAAGGTTGGAGGTTCAATTCCTCTCCGCTAAACCAAAATTAAGGGGTTGTAGTTCAGTTGGTTAGGACACTTGCCTGTCACGCAAGAGATCGAGGGTTCGAGTCCCTTCAGCCCCGCCAAATTTAGAACTCAAATAATAAATTTTTATCTACTATTTAGTAGATAAAAAAACTTTGGGTACTATACAGAGTAAGATTTTTCTTAGTTTTTAACTTCAATGAGTATGCTTTTTATTCTAGATGCTACAACAAAGGTAAAATAAAACTAAAGGCAAAATTAGTACTACCCCAATAGGAGAATTTGGATAATGTAGTACAAGCAACATAATATTTTTATAAAATTGGATTGTTGCAGTGGGAGTTATGGTTTGATGTTTTGCAAAAAGTAG